TTTCGACTCCTCCTCCTCTTTTTTCGGTTCCTCCTCTTTTTTCGATTCCCCCTCCTCTTTTTTCGATTCCCCCTCCTCTTTTTTCGGTTCCTCCTCCTTTTTTTTCTTTGGTATATCAAAAGTTATTCCTTTTGTAAATATTGTTTGTAACGTACCCAATAATCCGCTTATTTCTAAATCTTTATATGTTTTTTTAAGTTCATCTAATTTTGTTGTATCTATTTCCACCTTTTCTGATATAGCTGGGGTAGCACTTTTTTTAGTTAGTACAGGAGAAATAAACATTTGTATTATATGGTCTGTATATTTCATTCCGAATAATAACCGTAAAATATTTAATCGTAAAGGACTGGTAGCTATTTCATAACCCGTTGTAATTTTTTCTTGTATATCATTAACCATTTTGGTTATAGAATTATACGCATTAATAAACAGTTGTTGTATATTAGCATGTAGTAAAATACACGTTCCTTCGAACGATAGTATCTGAATTAAATTACATAATATAATATTTGTTAGTTTAATTCTAAGAGTATCCATAATACCTAACTGTGAGATATCAAAAGGATCTAAATTAATCATATCGGAACGTGTTAATTTACTATAAAGAACTTCAACAGACGTTTCTGGATTTGCTGGTATACCTTGAATTTGTTTTGGTTGTAATAAATTTAATAGTGTACATAATTGCTCTATATTCACAACTTCGTGAACTGCTGAAATAAAAGAGAATAGTATATTTATAGGCAGTTGTAAAAATAAGGGATGATTAGCTATTAATACTTCTGCGGCTTTCTCATCTTGTTTTAATACAATTAAACTAAAAAATATCATATAGGGACTTAAAAAATCAATTAATATTCGTAAAATACCTACAACACCCATAATTTCGTGAACAGCCGACGTTCCGGCACCAGCACCTACAAATGGGGCACCAGCACCCGTTGCGGTTCCCACTCCCATTCCTATTAAAGCAACTGTATTTATTATAAATTTAACAGAATCAACTGTATCTGCAATAGAATTTTTTAATTCTAAGATAGATGTTACTAATACTTGTATAGTATCTGTAATAATTAAAAAGGGATTTTCGATTCCTTCCTGTTTTAAACGAATAATATTACGTATAATTGGAATGATAATACTTTCATACTCTCCATATATCTGTAATAGATTAGAAATTCTTTGTAAAGATTTCTGAGGATTAAAATAATCTAATAGTTGAGGTTCAGGTTTAAAAATAATGCTTAAGTCATCCCTAATTTTTGCTGTCATATTAAACGTATTATATAACTTTTCGTTATCCTTAATTATTAATGCGTATATATCAGTATCTTTTTGACCCGAAATAAGTTTTGTTAAACCTTCTTTACTTATGCCTGCGCTGGAACATATATCATCTATCTTATTCTTTAATTTTTGTATCTGTAATGCTTTATCGGAGTGCGATAAGCGTGTGTCTACCACTTCTCCCGTTGTAGTATCAACGTCTCCTGTTGAAGTATCAACGGCTCCTGTTGAAGTATCAACGTCTCCTGTTGAAGTATCAGCGTCATCGGTTTGAATCAATATCTTATCTCCAGGTTTAGCAATGATTATGTTTTCTTCTTTTAATGGCGTGTCGGTTGGCGTGTCTGTTGGTGTAGCATTTGTGTCCGCACCACCCACTTGAGGTGTTTGTTGTGAGGTGTTCTCTTGAAAATATTCATCATACACAATTTTCATATCTTTTAATAAACATTCTACATTACGTTTATCTATATTATAATTTTCTTCTGTATTGTTATCTTTATCTATAATATCATCTATATAGTCTTTATAGGAGGTATCTTGAACGGTATTATAATTTTTAATTGTTTGCGGTATCATAGGAAATAAATGTAATAATCGTAATAATCGTATTTTTTTTCTATAACTTATATTTTTTTTACATATAGTATAAAATTCATGTGATTTATTGTATGTATCCATAGCACGTTTAAAAACATCTTTTAAATCTATACTACTATCTTGTGTATTCATCTACTACTTATTATACTTATTATACTTAGATATATTAAAAATTTAATTTATATTTAAAATTAATTTAAAATAAATATATAATGGAAATTAAAATTGATATAAGAGAACCCATCGAATTACGACAACATATTTTTTCTAACTGTGATAAAACCACTATTTGTAATCTACCACTAGGAGATGTTAGTATTCAAACGTCTGAATTAGAATTAATTATTGAGCGAAAAACCGTGACGGATCTTGCGAGTTCGATTCGAGATGGCCGATTACGAGAGCAAAAAATACGCCTAATACACAATTATCCTAAAAAAAATATTATTTATATTATTGAAGGGGATATAACTAGACAAAATAAAAGTATGAAATTTAACAAAATTAATAAATACACTATATATTCCTCGATTATTAATATGCTTGTACGAGATAATATACGGTTGTTTATGTCTAATAGTATTGAAAATACCATTGAATTTATTGAAATATTAATAAAAAAAATAAAAAAAGGGACACTTAAAATTATTAAATATAATGAGATATCAGAAGCATCACAATATAGCAATGGTATATCTCTTCGGAATATAAGTTCTGTTAAAATAAATAAACAATCCAATATTACACCCGAATTGGTATATAAAGCACAATTGGCCTGTATTCCCAGTATATCTACACTTACCGCAGAAGCACTTATGTCTCATTATACAAATATGAAACATCTTATACAATCATTACAGGATAAAACGCCTGAAGAACGTATACATATACTACAAAACATTAAAACAAGTAAATCACGGAGATTAGGGAGTAAAATTGCTTCAAATATAAATACATATATATTTGAATAAATATATTTGAATATATACAACAATATTTAAAATTAACATTACTAAAGAATAGTATATATGCGTATTCAAGAACCATTAGAGATCGCCAGAGCTGTTCCCGTTCAAACGACATCAAATATAGACATTATAATACTCGAACCGGAACATGTAGAACAAAATCCTCATTATACTATTGCTATAGCTGAAATTGCTACAAATGCTGATATTGATGAAACTACACGACAAGGTGGAGATATTATAGACACTCGTATACCTATTCAATATGAATTTCCGTATATACTAAACATAAAGGATTTTTGTTACCAGTTACTATACCGATTTTGTAATATATGTATATGTTTTAAGCATCAGTTTAATCCACCTTTACATGTATATATAAGTGATATAGAACTTCCTCCCGCAGATATAACTCAAATACATTCTTTTTTACTTATACGAGAAAATATAATAGAATCATATACAGCTATTTTACTTTTAAATACTATATATACTTGTATCAATCCATTTAATATAATATGTTGTGTACTGTTACTGTTAAATTTAAAAATAATTATTGAACCCGATGATTTATTGTTTAAATATACGAATTGTAGTAATTTATTATGTTTATTGGTTATATCACTATCAAATATGTTTTTTTCATTCAATATATACGGAATATATCAACTTTTATTTTATAAAACCCCTACTATTTATTTAGTAATAGTAATATATTTATTAGTATTATATATATCCTCTTTTTTTATATGTTTATTGTATATTTATTTAATGAATTCATTGAATAAATTACGAATAATGTATAAACATTTTGCGCCTGCGCAAGTATTTATAGTTCACCAGCTTTAAACAGCTATGTAATTATTTACTTTTATCATTTGTATCACTGTCGTTACTATCGTCACTATCGTCACTATCGTCACTATCGTCACTGTCATCAAAATCAAAAGAAGATACGTCAGAATCTGTTTCAAATTCAATATCACTATATACATTTTGTTTATACTGTAATTCTTCGTCCTCGGATTCACTGTCATCTTCACTGTCTTCTTCACTGTCTTCTTCACTGTCTTCTTCACTGTCTTCTTCACTGTCTTCTTCACTGTCTTCTTTATTTTCTTCTTGCGGATATTGTGAACGTTGATATGCTGTTACAGTTAATGGTGTGTTTGTTTCTATACTATCTGTAGAAGTAGTTTGTACATTAAATATACTATATATTTTATCAAAAAAATCTTTTATTTTTAATGTGGCTTTTTTCCATGTAGGTAATGTATACATATTATAATTAATGAGCATTTGAATAAATAATAAATCGCTGTACGAGTATCGGTATGGTATATTGTCTATTTGAATGTTTGGATCATCCCCATTTCTAAGTAAGGTATACAATAATTTATATTTTTTACTAATATTGTCCCATATATCAAACGTATGTAAATCGAGTGTATTTATAAATAATTGTAATAATTCTTTATCTTTACTCGATAGATAATTATCGCCAGTATCAGTAATGGTTGACCTTTGGTGTGTCGGTTGAACGATAATAGCATCTTTTTGTGGTAGTTGTTGTATAACTATACATTGTTTATCAGTTTGGTCATCAGATTGGTCATCATATTGTTTGTCATAAAAGGTAGATAATTTCTTTAATTCTAATATTTTTTTTAAAAGATTTGCTTTATCGTGTTTATTTAATGTAATTGAACTATTATTAATTTTAAACATTAGTAATATATATATATATTTATATAATTAATTTTATATTAAATATATAAATATATATATTATTATATAGTAATAGTATATTATATGCCTAAATATTGTTCTCCTACCCAAAAAAAAAATAAAGATAAATATCTTAAAAATATATCCTGTTTTGATAAAGAATCGTTACTTACTATAGCTACGAGTTATAATAACGTGTACTCTTCCGATAAAATAAATATACCTAAAACATTCACGCAGGCTTCGTTAGCTACATTTTGGAATACCCTGCGTAAACAAATAAGTAAACAAACGAATTGTTCTGAAGAAAATTGTTGGATAGAAACAACTATAGGAAAAAAAGCATTAGAAAAAGATCAAGATATAGGTAATTTTCTACGACCACTACAACCTAAAGAGTGGAAACATAATCCTAACGAATGGTTATCTACATTAGATATTGAAAAGGTATTAGATCAATATAATGTATATAATGATTTTATTTTTATAGGTGCTGTTCCTATAGATTTTGATACAAAATTAAGTCCTGGAATGTGCGTAATAAATGAATTGTGTAATATTAATATACAAAAATTATATAAAAAAGGTATTCGAAAAATAGGAGTCGTATTTAACTTAGATAAACATACCGAAAAGGGTTCTCACTGGATTTCTTTATTTATTTCTATATATAAGGGTAGTATTTTTTATTTTGATTCATATGGTTATCCTCCTAACAAAGAAATATCTACTTTAATTCATACCGTGCGCAAAATGATGAATACATTATTTACCTCTACACCATCTATAATAAAATATATTGATATAGAAAGTGAAATTTCAAATAAAATTACCAAAATAGGAACAAATACGTATACGATTAAAAATAATTTACAAAAAAATACACCTGTATTTTATAAAACAAATAAAACCTATAAGCCTATAACTATTTTAAATAGTTCAAAACACTTAGATATGTATAAAATACAAACAAATAAAGCACTTCCTACTAATGCGGTAATTGTTCAGCGCGGCACATTCGTATTTTTTAATTCAAAACGATATCAGTATAAATCGAGCGCTTGTGGTATGTATTCTATTATTTTTATTATAGAACTGTTAAAAAACAAATCAATTTATCAAGTATTACGGGAAATGAAACAAGACGACGAAACAGAAGCGTTACGTAAAAAATATTTCCGACCGAATACATTAAATGTAAAATAATTTGAAATAATTTGAAATAAATTTGATAATATATTACACACATAATATATTATCATATAACTATAATCCTTACGATGAAGATACTGTATAAAGATGCCTCGGTTACGCTACACAATTTTATTCAAACATGTAAACAGGAAGGTTATTTACAAGGAAAATATTGTTATTGTGGGCGCTTAGATCCTATGGCCAGTGGAAAAATGTTATTTTTGGAAAATGAGGAATGTTCGGATATGGTTCAATATTTACAATGTGATAAAGAGTATGAAATTGAAATTGGACTGGGTATTTCCACCGATACAGATGATATTCTGGGTTTAATTGATGACGTAAATTTTGATAGGTATGGTTTGTTCGATAGTTCCACCTTGTTACAATCGGCTATTTTAAAAGTTGCCGCACGAACGACACAGCAATATCATGCCTTTTCTGCTTTTCAAGTAAAACAAGGTGATAAACGTGTCAATTTGTGTGAATTATCCAAAGAAAATAAACTAGACAAAACACTAATCCCATCTAAAGCATGTAATGTATACTCCATTACCAACTGTAATAAAAAAATAGCTGATTTACATTATTACATCGATGTTGTTATTAAAAAAATTGAACGTCTAGATGACAGCAACCATTATTATCGAAAAAGGGAAATCATTACACAATGGAAAGAATTTCTAAGTACAATTCCTCATGGAATCGATTTAAAAATGTTTTCCTATAAATATAAAATAAAGGTGTCTTCGGGGTTTTATATTCGTCAGTTTATCCACGATTTGAAAAAAGAATGTAACTTTCCGTTACTTGTATTGGGTATTCATAGAACAAATATTTTTAAAGATGGTGTAGCACTGTAGCACTGTAGCGTTGTAACTGTGTAACTTTATACGTAGTCGTAAATATATATATATTTTTGTATAAGTAATAAATTTGATTTTTATTTTTCTATATTTTCACGCAGTATACACTTTATTTACTACATATATAAGAATATAAGAATATAAGAATGTTCGAAACTACTTTGGAATTTTTGTGCGAACATATTGATATGACATCATTTGATGAGATTCAGCATCCTGAAAGTGATACCGATCTAGTCTTTTATAGTAAAACACACGATGGAAATGAACTACACGAAATACATACTATATATATTGTTGGCCATGATTCCAACGAAATAACAACACCGTATACTATTTATCACTATCAAAAAGAATATCGCTGGTCGTGGCACTCATCATTACAACAAGAATATTGTGAATTAGTATCGACAACTACTAAACATACAATGTCTGAAGTTTTATATTATCTAGAAGAACTACAAGTTATTCCTAAATATTACACGATTCCTCTGGCAGACAAAAACCCCACAATTATCTTTGATACAGATAACTGTTCAAAACTACAATACGTTATAAATATTGCTTGGACCGATGATATTGGGGAATATACTACTTTATTTAATTATGATCTAGAAGTAGCATCTTTTGATACTAACAATTTTGATACCATTCATCAAAAACTGGTAAAGTATTGTACCGATAAAATACATATACTCTCCGATACTCCCTCATATATTATTAATAAAATGTATCGGGAAGCGACAGGTCCATTCCATGTTCCAATAAACACTATAAACGATCGTTATTGTTATTGGATGCGTGAACCATCTGACGATCAACCTGACGATCAACCTGACGATCAACTCGATGATGAAAAAAACTCTGTTTCAACGACTAAAGTAGATACAACGCAAGAGAAACCCACGCCCGATTTGAGTGAATATTATACAAAATCAAAGGGGAAAAAATACCACTTACATGATATTCGACTAGATGTTCACCATTACAATCAAGACGGCGAACAAATTCATAACGATCTTGTATATATAAAATCTATACACTATGATTATGAAACCTTTTATGTATATACACATAAATTTAATATGTGTAAAAAGGTTTGGAATTATCATCCTGATGAACCCTTTCAAACAGAATCGCATGATTCATATTGGTCGATGTATGAAAATCACGTGTATGATAAACACGAACTACAATCGTATGAATGTGCTCAAGTATATTCGTTGATTACATCCTATATAGATGTAACAAATGATACAAAAAATATAACTGGTAAACCATCATCTATGAAAGAGGAATTAAATTTAGAAACACTTGAAACCGAAGAGGGCGAGCTGGAGGAAGAAAGCGAGCTGGAGGGCGAGCGCGCGCGCGCGGTGGCGCATCTGCAGGCAGCAGAGTCGCATCTGCAGACAGCGGAGTCAATGAGTGTCCCGTGTTCTATTTCTTAATATGGTGCCAGTTGGACCCACTTATGACGTAAACCGTGTATTTGATAATATCGTTTCATATAGTTTTTTACATCTCGAGAGGCCTTTTTAGCATTATATCCTGGTTTATATATTTTACATACCGTTTTATGATTACCATTTTCAAGTAAATATATACCTATAATATCCTTTACTTTATATTTTTTATCAGGAGTAAATTTTTTTTTGTATCCTGGTATAAGAGCATCCCATAAACACTTATCGTGAGGATTCATATAGCCTAAAAATTCAGCATGATTATGTATACCGTACATCCATCGAGGATTTCTTTTTTCTATTTGTAAGGTCAACTGTTGTATCGTATTTTTTTGTATATGAGTATATATTATTTGTAAAAATTGTTCTTGTCGTAATGTACGTTGTGTCATTGTATATACTGTATTCTATTATAATCAGATATTTTATTTATGAAAGATTTATAAATTTGATATGTAATGATGTTGCGACAATATGATCATATATTTATACTACGAGTTAATACATACACCATGAATCAAGCAGACGATAAAAAAACTATACTGATTATCGATACGAGTTATACTATATTTTATCGTTTCTTTGCGACTAAACGATGGTATGGGTTTGCCCACAAAGAAGATTATAAAGCCTGTGAGAATTTCTTTCTAGATGAAGTATTTAAAGCTAAATATAAAAAATTATTTATTCAAATGTTTACAACGTTATGTAAAAAATATAATAGTGATTTTTCACATATTGTATTTGCGATTGATACGTCTCGTTCAACAATATGGAGAAACGAACATATTGAACGGTATAAAGGTAATCGTACACGAAAAAAAGGTGATGAAGCCATCGGAGATTTTTTCAAATATACCTACCAAGAAATCATTCCCGAATTAATACAACAAAAAAAAGTAACCACTATACAATATCCTACATTAGAAGCGGATGACTGTATCTATATCGCTAAACAAATAATTAGAGATAAAAACCCAACACAACCTATTGTAATTATTGGTAGTGATCATGATTTAATGCAATTATTAGATAATTCGTCTCCGGAGTTAACTAAAATTATTACCTTACAAGGTAAATCTTTACAAGACAAATCGTGCGGCGATAGTCAAAAAGATTTACATATTAAAATTATTACCGGTGATAAATCGGATAATATCCCTAGTTGTTTTTCCAAATGTGGCTATAAAACAGCCTTAAAACTGGCTGATAATAAAGACTTGCTTGAAAAAAAATTTACACAACAAGAAGGTTCTCGTGAAATATATGAACGAAATAAAAAAATTATCTCGTTTAAACATATTCCAACACATTTAGTAGAAGCCTGTTATACTCAATACAAGGATATATTATATACATAACCCTTATATAACTACACCGTACATTAAATAGCTACTAATACTTGTTTTTGTAATACACAACGAACACCATTACAAATATAAATAATTTTACAATCATCAGTAAATCCACTAATAGGAAATTCTAAAGGATGTTTTAGTTTGTATACTGGGAATATATTTTTTTTTAAATTAAATTTACTATAATGTAGATGATAATAATCTTTAGTTTTAAACACGTGAGGAAATTCATCTTTAAGAAAACTTACAAACTCCTTTTTAAACAGTATAACACTTTTTACATGCTCGTCTCGATATATTTTAATGTTATGAAAATTTTGATAATAAATAGATAATAAATGTAGTAATTCATTTTGAACATCGGGAATAGATAAAATACATTTTTTACAAACTACATTTGGAATACGAAGATATTTACGTGTGGGTGGCTGACCAAGAAAAACATATTCAGTTGATATAAACAACCAAAACAAATTAAATAATTTAGTAAATAATGGCTTAGACAACTGTTTAATATAATTACGAATAGATATTTTTAATAAGTATTCCTCATGATAGAGGATAAATTTACCTATTGAAAAGGAATTATCTGCGAACATACGAATAGCTTTATGATAATGTAAGTTATGATATTTAAACATATACACAATATATTCGAGTTGCGCTTCCGTAAATTTTTTATTTGTCCATGGATTTTTAGGATATTTAGGAGATATAATAAGAGAGTCATCAAAGGAAAAGTGTAAATCATGTGTAATAATTTTATTTAGTTCTGAATAGGGAAAGGCATAATATTTATGTTTATGTGTTGTCTCGTTTTGGTTACACCGTAAGTAGATAATTTTTTCTTTACAATCATAAATGTTTTCTCCATACAAATTCGTAGGATTAATAATTTCTTTAGTAGATTGTTTTTTACACGATACAATAAAACGATATATACGAATACTTGCAAAGAAAACCGTTAAAGTATATTGTACTTGTTCATGGGTATGGTTATTTATATAGTTATCTATTAAAGATTTATTGGTAAAATATTTATTTGTAATCGTTGAGCGTGTATGAATATATTTAATAATATTGAATATACCCTTATATCGTTTATTTTTATAATAACTATATAACTTTTGTAATAATATATCCGAACAAATCATGGTTCTTTTTATAATGTTTATATGTATGATATGTGTATATATTAGCAATATATGGATCAAATTTTTTTTTATTTCTATAATTGCGTAATAGTAAACGAACATTTTTTATCACTTAACATAGCATATAAATCTAATAATAGATCTTCAGGTATATCACTATATATATCACCAATAATACCATGCGTAACGAGTTGTTGTTTCATTCGTAATATATCTGTTTTTTTTATTTTTTTTTTTGTTTGAATCGTTGAGCCAGATAATGATGAAATACGAATATAATCATTTGAATACGGTTTGTTATAATATTTTTTATAATGTGTATTATATGTAGAAATATTTTTTGTAGGAGAATTTAGTCTGTTATTAGTTATTTTTCTAGTCGATAACGAGGCATTTTGGTTGGTTTGTGAAGATTGTAGTGATTGTGGGTGCGGATAATTTGTTAATTGTTGAACTGGTTGAACTGGTTGAACTGGTTGAGTCGGCCGTTGGTAAGTTGTATAATGTTTAGAACTATTTGTAATAAATTGTAGTTGAGAAGAAGTTAAATCCGCAATAGACATTATATCGATTAAACTTGAATGGGATTGTATACTGTCTGTATCGGAATCTTCATGTATTTGTTTTTTTTTCTTATATTGTTCTATAATATGTTGTAAATTTTGTTCATGGTCTTTATTTCCAATAATAGAATGTTGTAAAGGTGTCCGTGATGGATTTGGTTTTGATTTTGGTGCGAGTGGTGTGGGTGGTGCGAGTGGTGCGAGTGGTGCTAGTGGTGGTGCTAGTGGTGGTGCGGGTGGTGCGAGTGGTGCGGGTGGTGCGGGTGGTGCGGGTGGTGGTGCGGGTGGTGCGGGTGGTGCTAGTGGTGCTAGTGGTTCTACTTTATGTGGTTCTACTTTTGGTGACGGAACTTCCACGGATGTTTTTTTTTGTTTATATTTTTTAAGTTCAAAGGAATTATCAATTAGAAAATCATGTTCAGGAACATCACTACTAGTATAACGAGGAATAAATTCATCTAATTCTTGTAAGAAACTTTGTGTTTTTTTAATTTTTTTTTTACCTAAATGAATAGTTTTTATTATTTGACTCATACTTATATACATATATAAATAAAATATACATAAAATACGAAAAGTATATTAATAATTTTATTTACAAACATTTAAAAATAAATTTGATACTTGTAATTAATACAAAATATATATTAAAAAATGGATTCGTATGATTGGGATACACATACATGGTCTATTGTTAAAAATTTAATATCATCCCCTCGTTTTCTAGTAACTCATCAAATAGATTCGTTTAATATATTTCTTGATAAATATTTATCTACAATTATTTCAAGTTTTAATCCTATCATACTGAATTATGATTATATAAAGGAACAACTTTATTTTAAATTATCAGATGAATTTATTCAAAATAGTGATACGGAAACAATAAAACTGTTTAGTTCCTTTAAAGAATGGAAAGAATATAAAAGTCTGGATATGTTACAATTAGAAGTATTAAATATTTTAAATACCATTGAAGAAGATACACGTTATGCGAAAAATTTTAATTTAGATTTAAAGTATCATATGAATCAAAATAAATCAAAAAAAAAAAATCCAAATATCATTAAAAAATGCCAGGACTTTATTAAAAAAAATTTTATAAGTAAAAAATATGAATTAAATAAGCATCGCTTTGAGTTAGAGATTAATATACATTTTGCTAATTATCATATACCCACGATCCACGAAAATAATGGAACAAAGAAAATTTTGTATCCTAATGAAGCACGTTTGCGAAACTGTTCGTATTCGTCTAATTTATTTGTTGATATTGATTATACAGCCAAAGAATTTATTGGAGAAAACTTCACTAAAATTAAAGTATATAATACTAAAAAACTTACAAACATAATGTTAGGTCAAATACCTATAATGATTGGCAGTTCTGCTTGTAATTTACATACTATTGATCAACAAAAAAGTATAGATTATGAAGAATGTATGTATGATCAAGGTGGATATTTTATCATTAATGGTAGTGAAAAGATTGTAGTAAGTCAAGAACGTGTCGCCGAAAATAAAATATTTGTATTTGATAAAAACAACAAACAAACAAAATATTCCCATATTTCGGAAATTAAATCCGTCGCCAATGATAAAATTATTAATTTTAAAAATATTCAAATTAAATTAGTTAAACCGTCACAATTTAATAAACAATGTTTAAAAATAATGATTCCTCATATTAAAATTGATGTTTCTTTATTTATAGTTTTCAAATTATTAAATATTGTAAACGATAAACAAATTCTAGACTATATTTTAATAGGTGTCCCTGAAAATAAACGCAGGGAATATAAGCAAGTCTTACTGGAATCATTTAAAGACAGCATGTATATTAAAACGCAAGCTGATGCCTTCGCATATTTAACAAAATATGTATCGATGATGGGCTATAATCGTGATGAACCGGAACAAGTTCGAAGAAGCACATATTTAAAAGATATTATTGTTAATGATTTATTGCCTCATGTAGGAAATAATATTAATAAAAAAGCGCTGTTTCTAGGAGTCATGACAAAACGATTATTGGATGTATATTTAAAGAAAAAAAAATACGATGATCGTGATTCTTATAAAAATAAACGTATTGATACAGTGGGTATATTATTTAGTAATTTATTTCGTCAATATTATACTAAATTAATAAAGGATATGAAAACACAAATTAATAAGGAGTTTTTATCAGGAAGTTGGAAAGCTACTAATAATTTTATAGATATCATTAACAACTCCAACATTTACAAAATTATTAAAGGTCGAACCATTACCACAGGATTAAAATATTCTTTGGCTACTGGTAATTGGGGAATGAAAAATTCTATTAATAAACAAGGTATTGCTCAGGTATTAAATCGTTTAACATATAATTCCTCTTTGTCACATATTCGCAGAATTAATACCCCTATGGATAAAAGTTCTAAATTAATTGCTCCTCGAAAATTACATTCTACTCAATTTATGAGAGTCTGTCCGGCCGAAACTCCCGAAGGTGGTGCGGTTGGTGTAGTTAAAAATATGGCTTTATCTTGCTATATTACTAATTATAGTAATATTGATACAATCAAAGGTGTACTTGAACATATGAATGTGTCTACAATTGAAAATTTACGTCCTAACGATATAGGCACACATACTAAAATTTTCATTAATGGGGATTGGATGTATATAAGTAATACCATTGTAGATGTATATCATCAATTATTACAACATAGACGCACTGGTAAAATAAATATTTATGTTTCTATTGTATGGAACATACAGGATAATATATTATATATTCAAACAACCGCTGGAAGATGTAGTCGTCCTTTATACATTTTAAAAAATAATCAGTTTATGATTACCAATAAACATATGGAATTATTTACAAATAAAATCATTAATTGGAACAATTTATTAAGTGGTAATGTTCCTCGATTATATTATGATGATATTAATAATGAGGCTGTAATTGAATATATCGATACTGAGGAAGAAGATAATTGTATGATTATAATTGATGGAAATAAATTACAGTCTTTAACGCACAAACTTAAAGTTATTCAATATAAATATACTCATTGTGAAATTCATGCGGCACTACAAATGGGTGTAATGGCATCTATTATACCTTTTTCCGATCACAACCAGTCACCCAGAAATACATATCAGTCAGCTATGGGTAAACAAGCAATGGGAATATATTGTACGAATTTTAAATATCGTATGGATACCTTGTCTCATATATTATCCTATCCCCAAATGCCTATAGTTAATTCTAAAATGACTCAATATCTACCTAGTAATAATTTGCCGTGTGGTATTAATTGTATTGTGGCCGTTGCTTCCTATACAGGTTATAATCAAGAAGATTCCATTATTATGAATAAGTCTGCTATAGATAGGGGATTATTTAACTCTACCTTTTACCGAACATATAAAGATGAAGAAAAGAAAATTCAAATAAATGGTATTCAAGTACAGCAGTATTTCGGTAAACCGGATAGTAATAATACTATAGGTATGAAAGGACAGAATTATGAGAAACTTTTACCGAATGGGTTTCCTAAAATTAATGCTAAATTAAATAGTAATGATATCATTATAGGTAAATATTTCTCAATAAAAAATAAATCAAAATCTTATAAAGATATTAATAAATGTTGTAGTACACGACTTAAAAACAATGAACATGGTTACCTTGATAAAGTTATTTTATCTAAAAATGAGGATGGATATCAGTTTACGAAAGTTAAGGTTCGTTCGAATCGTAAGCCCACTATAGGTGACAAACATAGTAGTCGTCACGGGCAAAAGGGGACGATAGGTATTATTCTTAACCAAGAAGATATGCCGTTTACAAAAAATGGCATTGTTCCAGACATTATTATGAATCCCCATGCTGTACCAAGTCGTATGACGATTGGTCAAATTATCGAAACCATTACCGGTAAACTCAGCACAATTACAGGACAATTTGGAGATGGAACAGGTTTTAATTCTAAAAAAAGTCTTGATAAAATTGGTGATATATTGGAACATTATCAATTTCATCGACATGGAGAAGAAATCTTATATAACGGCATGACTGGTAAACAATTAAAAGTTAGTATCTTTATCGGCCCAACCTATTATCAGCGTCTTAAACATATGGTAGAAGATAAGGTTCATTCTCGAGCCTGTGGTCCAAATGTAATGTTAACGCGGCAACCCGCCGAAGGACGTTCCAGAGATGGCGGTCTACGTTTTGGTGAAATGGAGCGCGATTGTATCTTATCGCACGGTGCGATACAATTTTTAAAGGAAACGTTACAAGATCGTTCAGATAATTATGCCACACATGTATGTCAAAAATGTGGTTTATTAGCTATTGTGAACAAAGAAAAAAAAATATATACTTGTAAATCTTGTTCACATAATACACATTTTTCGGAAATTCATATCCCATATGCGATGAAATTATTTATACAGGAAGTTCAATCTATGAATGTTGCGTCTAGATTAATGACAACATAATTAGTTTATTATGTTCTATATACCACACTTTTATTAGATGTATTTATTTTTTTACTAATAAAAATATTTATTTATTTTTAATAATAAATAAATAATAATATATTTATATTATCTTTAAAAAAAATAAATATATATATATATACTATAAAGTAATTAAATAATGAAAGATATTAACATGATAACTAAACATAAAAAACTAGTTTTGTTGATAACCGTATGCGCCTTGTATGTATCGTTTCATGATGTGTTCCTGTCGCGCTCGGTTGTGCGCACCGTTCAATCGGCTACAGGTGGCATGGTGGCATTGTTGATTGTGTTAGCTATAGGACATTACAATGTTACGTATGGAATCGTAGCAGGACTGTTTTTTTTGTTTACGGTGTGTATGACTGGACGATCCTCTTTAGAACATTTAGACATGGATAAACAATTTATGTTAGAAGATGCTATAGCAGCAGAATTTAATGCTCGGGACAAGACAAGCGACAAACAGCTTTCGTTCAATGAATTATATCACGAAGAGCCTGATTCTAATTTTACAGATAAAGAAAAAAAAAATATACATGAAAAACATTCTGATCTTAAAGATGTGATTAATTGGGTGTCAGGTAAAGGAGACAAACCTGATATAAAGAAATCCCTTCCTGAACCAACTGTGCCAATACATACACACGCTTACATGTCCAAAGTAGGACCACATACACATTCTGATATTGTTGGAATAGCAAAACAAGCATTCCAGAAACAGAAAGATTCATATGCATCAATGCAATCACAGGGACAAACGCAGAAGACGGCGCTGACACAGGCACTGGCACAGGCACAGGCACTGGCACCGGCACAGGCACAGGCACAGGCACAGGCACTGGCATACACACCAACTTCTGGAGTTGTAGGCACAACAGCAGCTCCGATGACAACAGCACCAACAACAACCGCTACAGTCATCACGGACACCTGTGAGAATAGCGAGTGGGCCAAAGACGCTCCATCGCACGGAAGAGGACAGGGCTGTCCTAGCACGGTCTTTACACATACTACACCAATCATCTCCTGGTACGACGCGCACGACAGCTGCGTAATACCGGGAGGTTGTGGGCCGATGGGATGGAGCGATTGTATGGGTAAGAAGCAGTGGAATCAGACTACAACATGGAGGCAACGTGTATTTATGTTGCCGTCGGAATATAACCAAAAGAAGAATCTTCCTTGTAGTGGCTCGACGACGGGCAGATGCACGGAGGATTATTGTTGTACTAAACCCGTCCTCGCCGACGCCACCGAGCGCACCGGCAAGGCGCTCGGTGGCGTCAAGCTCGAGAGCGTTGACTACTGTGTCAGCTCAGACGGAACGCCAGGAATGGGAGATTATAACTTCCTCGGCTGCGACGGGACGAACGAAAACGGTTGGATGCTGACGGATGTGGCAGAGGAAGATGGCAGTACCCCCGATGGCGGCGCGGCGCGCTGTGTCGAAAACTCAGTTTAATAAATAAATTAATAATAAATTAATAATAAATTAATAATAAATTAATAATAAATTAATAATAAATTAATAATAAATTAATAATAAATTAATAATAAATTAATAATAAATTAATAA